TTAACCTTCGATGGCTTCAACAATGCAGCGGGGGTAACGCTTTAGCCTTCGCAACACGCCGTCATTCTTCAATCTGTACATAGCCAGGATTCCGTGAATGTTCCTCAAAACTACGTAGTAGTTCCCGCTGTACTGATAAAGTTCCGGTTCCGTGGGCTGGTCAAGGGTTTCGCCGTCTTTCGCTCCGCGCCAATAGGCGCTCATGGCACGGGAACCCAGGCGTTCAGATGTGGCGCTATCGGCCCCACCAAGGTACTGGCAATCACTGGACATTTTTTAAGCTCCTCTGGATAAGGTTAAAACCGACACCAGGAACATAGATTCTCAATCTATGCTTGTCAATATAAGGAGCGTGTTGAATTCAGAAAAAGATAGCCACAATTTGGCCTACGCCTGGGGTTGATCGCTTTGGCCTTGGCCCTGGTCAACCGACTGCTTTTTCAGCCCGTCGCCGTCCTGGTGGGGATTCCATCCCTCTTCGTCCCGGACTTCGTTGGGCGTCAGGATGCCGCAGGAAACGGCAATCTCGTGGCTCTTCCACCGCGTTTCAGGATCGCCGCGCAGGAGCCCGGAAAGGTCGAACTCGATTTCATGGGTCCGCTGGGCGGCCTCGGAAAAGACTTTCCTGGCGAACTCGCATTCGAGCTTCCGAATCCACGGCCCAAGGGTGTGCTGGGCAAACCACCTGCCGGCGGTCTCGCTGTTCGTGAAGCTCGAATTGTCCCAGATGCCGACCAGGGGCGGGGGAACCTGGAAAATGCGGGCGATCTCCTCGGCCGCAAAGCGCCGGCTGTCCAAAAGCTCCGCGTCCTCGGGCGAGACCGAAAGGGGCTTGGCCTCCAGGCCGTTGTCAAGGATCATGACCTTACCGGCCTTGGAAGGCCCGGCGTAGCGCCCCTCGAACTGTTCACGAAGGCGCGCGAATACGTCATCGGACAGCTTGGCGTCTGTCCGCACGGACATGGAAGGCGTGGCCTGGTTTTCGCAAACCGCGTTGGCGAACTCCTGAACCACCAGCGCATTCTGGACGGCTCCGAAGGCCCGGGCCAGCCTCGGGCGGCCGATCAAGCCGTCATCGCTGGCGTCCTTGAGGTGTACCACTTCATAGTCCAAAAGCCGGCGCTGGCGTCCCGTTCCGCCGTAGATCGTGTTGATCTCGGTCACGTCATAGGCCAGCCGGCCCGAGGGCAAGAGCTGGACGGACACGCACCACCAGGGGATGGGGCGAAGCTCCACAAGCCGCCCGCCCGCATCCGTCACGATCTCCACCAGGGCGTTGCCCCACAGAAGCGCCTGGCGCATGGTCCAGCCCATGAAGTCCGGCCAGGCCTGCCACTGGTTCGGCCCCCGGCGAATAAGCCGCATGAGGGGGTGCCCGTCGTCGATGGCCCGGCCCTGATTTTGCCGGCGGTAGACATAGACCGGAAGGGAGGCCAAGCCGTCCCCGATCCTGTCCACGCACGCCGTGGCCACGGCCAGGGTTTCGGCCATGCGGGGGTTGACCAGGGTGCCGGTAGGGGCAGAAAGGCCGTTGACGCCGCGCAGGGCGGCCCAAGACGGCTCTTCGGCCCTCGTCTCGACCTTACGGCCGAAAATCGAGCGGAAGGGCTTTAAGAGGCTCATAAGCAGGTCTCCATAAATTTCCTGGCCAGGGAAAGGCGGGGCAAGGAAGCATTTGCCATCGCTCTTGCCCTGGCCGTAATCGTGGTGCCCTCGTAGGCCGGCCAAGAGCTGACCACGGAAATTTCGTGCAGGTTGACGGCCACCAGCTCCCGCCGGTTGCCTTGCCACCGCTGCCCCTCATCGGGGACAGTGAAGCCGAAGGACATGCCCCCAAGGTCGCCGCGTTCGGCCAGGGCCAGCACATCCCGGCCGGCGGTCGTCTCGGGAATATCCAGCTCGAAATGGAGCCCCCGGGTATCTTCGGCAAGTCGCAGGGTGCCGCTTTGGGTGCGCCCCAGGACTTTGGCCGGGTCATGGTCCACCAGGGCCAAAACGTCGCCCCCAAGGCTCTCCCGGAAAGCCCCCGGACGGATGATCTCGGTGAAGTCGGCAATGCGCGCTTCAAGTCCGAAGGTGGCTGCGTAGCCTTCCAGCTTGCGCCCCTTGGCCCGAAGTTCGACGGAAAATCTTTTTTCGATGTCCATGGTTCCCTCGCTGCTCATCAGGCCCAACCCGCGACGGCTGGACGACGCCCCCTGTCCCCGTTCGGGGGGCGTTTCGCATGGGTCTAGCTGGTGGCAATGTCCTTGATCGCGGCGAAGCTCTCGGGGTGCCGCACGGCGAGGTCCAGGGTCATCATGGCCCGGACGGAGACGTTGCCCTTGGCATAAGCCGTGGACTCGTAGGGGTTCACGAGAATATCCAGCTCGGACCAAAAGCCAAGGATGAGGTCCGAGAAGTTGCCGAAGATGAGGGCGGACAGGCCGGTGCCGGTGCCCTTGGTCAGGTTCGACGGGACAAGGTTGGTCACGGCGGCAGGGTAGCCGGCCAGGGCTGCGGGCTCCGACCAAATAAAGCCGCCCGAGGCGTCCCCAGATACCTTGAGGGTCTTGCGGCCGGAATTGCGGACCAGGGCGTTGGTCAGGAAGGCAAGCGCCCCTTCGTCGGCGTTCTCGACTTCCACAGCCGCCATGAGGTCGTTGATCTTGTCCCAGGTGATGGCCGCGCCGTTGTCGCCCATGGCCACGGAGCCGATGCCCGAGGTGTCCAGGATGCCGGAAGGCTCATTGGTCCCGCCGCCTACGATGGCCACCTTGTCCACGGCTTCGGCCAGGACTTGGGACAGGTCGTCGCGCACCAGGGCTTCCACGTCCGGGCTGGTCTGCATGAGCATGTTGCGGGACATTTCGACGATGCCCCCGGCGTGCTTCGGGCTCATGCTGATCTTGTCGAACTTCGGATCGCTGGCGGTCAGGGCCGCGTTTTCGGCAACCCACCCCGTGGCGGCGCTGTCCTTGAGGTTCGGGATTTCCAGGTTGCCGACCAACCCGGAAATGACCCGCGCCCCCATGCGGCGGATGACCAGCTTGTTACGAAGCCGGTCAATGTACAGGTCGCCCCGATGGTCCATGCTGACCAGATTGGAGCCCGCGCCGTCCGCCGGAAGAGCGGTTGTCAGGACGCGCTTTTCAAAGACCTGCATGGGGACCATGACGCCCTGGGCCTTCCGGCCGCTGCGGCGTTCCAGCTCGGCGGAAAGCTCCCGCTCTCGGCCGGCGTCCACGTTCATGCCCGAGGCGGCGGCGATGGCCTTGACCAGGGAGAAGTTGCGAAGCTCTCCGTCAAGGTTAGCGTCTCCGGTTCCGGTGACAGGCCGGCCGGCGGCGCGGCGTTCGGCCTCATCCAGGAAAGTCTGGCGCTCGATCTTGGTTTCGATCCCGGCCAACTCGGTTTTCAGATCCCCGAAGCGGCGTTCCTGGGCTTCGGACAGGTCGCCGGTCTGCCCCTCGGGCTTCTCGGTGATCCCGCGCATGGTGGCGATGATGCCGGCGCGGCTCTCCATCATTTCACGAATGTTCACTGTAGTGGCTCCTATTTTTCGCCCGCAGGCGGTTGTTTACAATGCGACGGTCATGCACCTTTCCGATGGATAAGTGATTCCGGCGCGACCCGAGGTGCATTTGCTCGTCTTGGATGCCGCCGCCCACCCGCAGGATAGGGCCGGAATGTTGCTGGCTCTCAAAGAGCTATTTAGAACCGCCCTTTTCGCGGTCTTCGTCAAGCATCTCGAACTTCTTGTCAGAGCGGCGTTGCAATAAAGCTTGTTTAAGCACTTTATCAGCCTCAACAGGGTCATTTGGCACGTACATTGCGAAGCTGTCGCGCTCAGAAATGATACATTGCTTCAAGTACGCCGGGTTGTGTTCAAGTTCAGCAACCCTCACCAGGGCCTTAATTACATCCCCCAGCGGAACGCCGTGTTCCACCGAAAGGTGCTTAAGCTTCTTCAAAACATCCGGTTCTATCCAGATGGAGGTGTTTTTCTTGGTTCCCATTTCATGCCTCTTGTGTGATATGTGGTACGTTGCGTGTTCAAAAAAAACCGGGCCTGTCCCCGGGGGTATGCGTATTGAATATACCTCGTGTGGTACGTGGTCAAGCGGTTTTCATAAAATATTTTAGCCTTCTATTTTGATGAGTTAGAGCCACCCAGCGAACTTAAATTCGACGGGCTCGGGCTTGGGCTCCCTGGCCCACAGGCCCACGGCCATAGTCAGGGCCACCATGCCGTCGATTCTTTCCCGGCTTTTGTCCTTGTCGAGCTTTCGAGCCCCCGCCGGGTCAAGGCTGATTTTCACGTTGGAGCAACACCACGTCAGCACGGGGTGCTGGTCCTGGCGAAGGCGGCGGTCCAGGATCGCGCTTTCGAGGGCGTCAACGGCTGGTCCCATGTCTCGATAGCCTTGACCCCATGGCTTCAGGGGAAGTTCTATGCCCTCATCCCCCAGGATTTTCTGGAAGTCCTCGAAGCGCCAACGGTCGTAAGCAAGCCCCTGCAAGTCAAAAGAGCCGGCAAGCTCGGCTATGTCCCGGGCCACAGCCCACTTGTCGATGGCCCGCCCTGGCGTGGTCCGCAAAAAGCCTTGCTTTTCCCACAGCGGATAGGGAACGCGGTCGTTGTCCTCCCGCTCGTGAAGGCGGTCCTTGGGGACCCAAAAGACCGGCAGCACGGCCCCCTTGTCCTCGGGAAAGAAGAGCACAAACGCCGTCAAGTCTGTGGTGCTGGACAGGTCCAAGCCGCCCCAACAGGGCCGCCCGCGAAGCTCCTCAATGTCCACGGCTCCGGCGCAGCCGTCCCACTCGGCTTTCGGGATAAACCGTTGTTCGCAATCCACCTTCTGATTCAAGTACAGGTTGCGGAAAGTTGCCTCCCGGGCGGGGATGCGTCTCGCCTGTGCCGCCGTGGTTCGCATCTCCTCCAAGGACCGAAAGTCACCCAAAGCCGGGTTGCAGGCGTACCATGTGGCTTCGTCCCAGGGGTCCGCGTCCATGGGGGCGGCGTAGATCGTGGCGTGAAAGGTCGGATCGTCCACCACGCCGTCCAGTACTTGCTGGCCATAGTCCACCAGCTCGGACATGATGTGGTGCGGATCGCTGTTTTGCGTGGAAATGACCACGGCCAGGGGTTCAGCCCGGGCCGCCGTCGAGGTGGTCAGCACGTCGTAAAGTTCCCTGTTCGGGGCCTGGGCAAGCTCGTCATAGACGATGAAGGACGCGGAAAAGCCGTGCTTCGTCTTGGCGTCCGAGGAAAGAGCCTGATAGACCGACCCGGTTTCCATGTCCTCGATGACCTTGGCAAACCGCTGGATGTTGACCCTCTCGGCAAACTCCGGGACGGCTGCAATGATCGCTTCCAGCTCCCGGAAGACGATCGCGGCTTGGTTCTTGTCGGCGGCGGCGCTGTAGACTTGGCCGCGAGGCTCCGCTTCCGGTCCCACCAGATGGGCCAGGGCTAGGCCGGCCACCAAAGCCGTCTTGCCGTTCTTTCTGGGCACGGTGATAAGCGCCGTTCGCACGGGCCTCTTGCCGGTCTCGTCTGTCCGGTATATGGCTTCCACAATGTCCCGTTGCCAGGGGCGCAGGGTCATTTTCTGGCCCGCAAGCGACCCGGACGTGACGGGTAGGGCCTCAATAAACGCTATAACCCGTTCAGCCCTGGACAGGCCGCGCTTCTCCCACGGTGGCCGCTTTGTACGCTTTGGGGCCGCCTCTTCCTCGGCCGCTTTTTTCCGGGATCGTGCTCCCGGTCCTCGAAGTCCCATCGTGTTACCCTATCTTTTCTCCGTGCTACCGGAGAGACAAACTAACTCTACGAAGCTATGCCCCATCGGTTCGTCAAAAAATTGACACCAGAGATTTTCCGACGTGGCACGAACGTGCTCCGAAGTGGCACGTCATGTGCGCCACCAGTGCCCAGGGGCAAGCGGAAGCCCGCGCTCGTCGCATCCCTTGGGGTGCCACGGCCGCCCCGTCTTGTCCGCTGCCGTCTTGCTTGAATGGCACTCGTGGCAGGTCGACGCGAGGTTCTCCCACTCCCACGGATCGCCCCCGTTTCGGATCGCCACCTTGTGGTCAACCTCGGTCGCCGGCTTCGGATGGGAAGGCGGGCAATATTCGCACAAGGGCGTCTCCCGCAGCTTGGCCACCCGAAGCCGTTTCCACCTCGCCGTGGTGTATGGCCACCCTGGCATGGCTAGTCGCGCTCCCGGCGCTTGCGGTCCCTGGCCCGTCCAAGCCGCTCAAGCTCCCGAATAGCGGCGGCCTCCACCTCGGTTTCGGACACTTCGGACACTTCGGACACTTTTTTCGTATGAAGCTCATACGTGTATGCGCGCGCGCATGTGTGAGGATTAACCGAAAAATCCGTCCGATCCGTCCGAAGTGTCCGTAAATTCGTTCCCATGGCGCTAATCCTCCTGATCCTGCCAGTGCTTTGGATTGTCATGACGAACACTTACGCCAAGGATGACACGTTGGGTCTTCCCGTCCACGTACTGCCGGTCAGGCGCAAAACCCCGCTTGGTCATCGTCGCGGTGAATGTTTTCGATCCGCCGGCCTTCTCGCCGTTGGTTTCTGCAAAGGCTTCCCAGGATTCAAATAACGCCACTCTAGTGTCATACTCGCGCTTTCCAATAATGCAGCACTCGGAAAGCCACTGGCCGAAAATGTCTTGATCCTCGAAGTACGCCTTCGTAGCGGCCTGTACAGATTCAGGGCGAACTAGTCCATTCACCAACCAATCCAAGCAACCTTCGATCATCCACCGAAGGATGGCCGGATATTCATCACGCAACTTCGATTCAAGATCATGGTCTGGATTGGATGGGGTATGAATGAATGGAATGATGTTGAATCGACGCCTTGCAGCATCGTCAACATTGTTCAAGATGGGTTGGTGGTTGCCGATGATTATCAGCTTGAATTGAGGCTTGAAGGTAAAGAAGTCCTGACGCATGAAGCGGGCCGTGATCTTATCACCGCCGGTCAACTGCTTGATGCGGGATTCAGCCCACGCCCGGCCCTCTTCTGTCTCGGAGGCACAGACCATGCGCGCACCTTGGAGCATGGCCAAGTCCGTGGGGTGTCGGTCGTTCTTACTGGCCGTGAATGTGTCCATGGCCGACGTGGTAGCATAGTCGCCAAGGATGTTGGTAAGCGTGTTGAGGAAGACGGACTTGCCGTTTCCGCCGGGACCATACACGAAAAACAGGGCGTGCTCTCGAATGTCGCCGGTCAGTGCATAGCCGGCAATCTGCTGCATGAAGCGTTGCAACCCCTGGTCGCCCTCGGTCGCCTCATCCAGGAACCTACGCCAAAGCGGACAGTCGGATGTTTCAGCCGGGGCAACGGTAGTGGACTTGGTGATATAGTCCTCTTGCATGGCGGGCAGAAGTGTGCCGCTATGCAGGTCCACCGTGCCAGCCGGGGTGCCCAGGGCGAAGGTGTCCGCGTCCCAGATTTCCGAGGTGACGGCGAAAGCGCGGTCAGCACGGCAGAAGGCTTCAACCCCCCTGGCCGTGGCGGCTTTCTCCAGGGTCTTCGATTCCTTGTTGCTCGACGGGATTTCCCGACACATCCCCCGGCACCAGTCGAAGGCAAGGTGCGTCTTCTCTTTTTCCCACCGTGCCCCGTTCCACTGGAACCATGAACCCGTCGTGTGGCAGTACCGCAGGGAATCCCTGTGCCGGGCCGCGAAGGCCAGGGCTATGCCGTCCTCCGTGGCGTTGAACTGGTCCAAGATCGGGTCCGGGCCTTTGGGACTCTTGGCCCCGTCGCGCAAACCGCGTTCGATGGTGCTGGTGGACTTCGGAAGGTCCAGGCCGGGCCATCCCTGGATCGCGTCCAGTAAGGCCGCCTTCACGTTCTCGTGATCCAGATGCCCCCGCCCGATGAGACGGCCAAGAGCAAAGGCGGTCTTCGTCAGGGTGTCATTTTGCGTTCCAGGCTCCGCAGCCTTCAACTTTTTGACTTCATCCTTGAGGGCCGCCAAGCCGTAGCGGGTGCCGGTCGCCTTCGGGGCTTCGGCCTCTTGCTGCTTTTTCTCTGCCTCGATCCCCTCCCAATCCGGCAGGTCGGCCCAGGTCTTGCCCTGGCCAAAGTGAAGTTCATACTGCCTGCCGTTGGGGTGAATGCTGGGAGCGATGACGACATACCCGCCGTCCCCGCGCACATCCACTTCCGGGGTAATGCGGACAGCGTTTTTAACCTGGACGCCGTTCTGGCGGAAGAAGACGTGAAAACCTGAATCCTTGCCGGTTGTCTGGACCACCAGAAGGTCGTCCTTGAGGTGCTTTTCAGCCCAGGCCGCCCCGGTTGGACCGTCAATATCCACGGCGACGACACCGGAGACATGACCCGTGACAAGTCCAAGATTCATATCCGGCCAGTGCTCCGACCAAGACAAGATTTCCTCGGGCGTGGCCCGGCGCTCCTGATACTCTTTCCAGGAATCCAGAAGGGGGCGCTTGTCTCGGGGGCGCAGGGGGATGACGCTATGCCCAAGCCGTTCGTGTTCGAGGGCCGCTTCGAGAATGGCGTTCATCTGTCACCCCCTTGCAGCTTGACGGAGGCCGGCAGAATTGGCATGGAATAGCCACGCCAAATGATTTCACAGTCGAAAGCCGTCCGGGAGTGTACCTTGGGCGGCTTTCGCATTTTGTGTGCCTGCCCGTGTACACCCTCCGATGCCTCGACATGCTTTTCCCGCTCCCCCATGCAGCGGTAACTAGCTGAAATATAACGATGGCCAGGGGTAGGGGTGCCCCTTTCACGCCGGTAACAGGGGTTCAAATCCCCTTGGGGACGCCAAGAAATTCAGCGGGTTACCTGTCCAGGGTAACCCGCTTTTTCGTTGGTCCACACGAAGTCCACATTTACGACTTCAATAGTCTGGTATTTCCTCTCACTCTTGGGAAGCTTTCTGGATGCTGACGACTTTATTGGGACCGCGCTGTCCCATTACGGCTTCCATGGCTTCCTGGGTCTGCTTGAGACCAAGGGTCTGGAGGTAGCGGGTCGTGGTCTGGGGGCTTTTATGACGAAGGACAGCTTGGGCCACCGCCACGGGTTGTCCCTCACGGTAAAGAAGACTCGCCGTGAGGTGACGGATCGCGTGAAACCCGAACTCCCTGACCCCTGCTTTCTTGCACAGTCGCTCCATGAAGTGCTGCCGGTTGGTGAACGGCTGCCCCAGGTATTCCTTGCAGAAGGCATGCTCCTCCACATTTACGAACACGTACTCGGAGACAATGGGGCGGTGCTCCCACCACGCCATGAGGACCTTCTTGAGCCGTTGCACCATGGGGACCGGGTCAGGCTCCAGATCACCTCCCGCGCGTTTTCTCGTCCAAAGGGTGACGGTATTCCCTGCGAAATCGATATCCGCCCACTTGAGTCGGAAAACTTCTCCACGCCGTGCGGCGAGGAAAAGGAATACCAGCAGCATAACCCGGTCTTGTCCTGAAGCGACCTCGTAGACCTTCCAAAAGTCTTCCTCAGGTGGGACATACCGGGGCTGTCGCGTCTCCGGGAACCGGTCGATGACCTGAAATGGACACTGGCGGTCAGGAAAGTTCGCCAGATACCTCTTGCCCCAATTCCAGGCGGTGACGAGGACCTTTCGCTCTTTGTTCGCCGCGTACCCCGAACGCTTCCTATACTGCTCTGTAAGGAACTTTAGTCCTTCGGGGACGGTGATGTCCTCAAGGAACGTGGACTTGCCAAATCGGCTGACAAAGCGCTTCAAGACCCCATGCTTCTCAGCGTAGGTTTTTTTGGACTGTCGTTCCTTGACGAAGTCGAGGTAGGAGTTTGCCAGGTCAATCACCGTCGGCGGCGAGTCCGTGTCGATCGGGGTCGGTTTCTTCAGCTTGCGCCGTTGTCTTTCCTCCCATTTTTCCGCAGCTCGTTTGCTCTTCTCGGTCCCGTCGGGAAAGAGTTTTTCCTTCCGTTTTCCGTTGACGGTGACGACCGCTCGCCACCGAGGCGGACTGAATTTCGTAATCAGTGCTGGCATGGATTGCCTCCCGAACTTTGTTTTCAAAGAACCTGAGTTTCCCAGGGACCACCTCAACACCACCCCACCGGTCGCGGTACTTCCGTACCGTGTTCGTGCATACGCCAAGCATTTTAGCGAGTTGCTGTGGTGTCATGGTCCGCCCCAGCTCTTCTTCCAGCGCCATAAGCGTTTCCAGCGGCATCTACTCCTCCTTAACCCATCGAAAATATTTGTTTTTAAACAGACAAGCCGCGTGACTCTGTGCCAGTGGATTTTTTATGCAGTTGCACTGCAACAAGGAAGTATATCACTGTATAAAATTAGTACAAGATAAAATATAAATTTTATATGATCCAGTAATTCGTCTTTAATCTACTCAAACCAAATGGTTTTGATGGGCCTCGCTATGAGGCCCATCCTGTTTATATTGTGTGGTGAAGAATCTCAGTGACGCACTCATCTGTCAGACCCAGATAACATCGAGTGATACTGGGCGAGCTATGATTGAGTCTTCGGCTCAGTACCTCCCAACTGGTTCCGTACTTGGTCCGTTGGAACCAACAGAAGGTTTTTCGGAGCGAATGGGCCCCCAGATTCTGCTTTAGTCCAATCATCGCTCCCCATTCCTTCACGAGCCGGGTGACTCGGAATGTTGTCAGGGGGTAGTTCGCCCCCTTGCGACTGCGGAATAGAAAATGGTTTTCGTCGGGCTTAACCTCCGCGTAGTATTCGTCGAAGGCTTTCTTGATTTCCTTGTTGACCACAAAGACGTTGGTCTTCCCTGTTTTTCTTTCCTTGACCGTGATGCTGTCCCCGAGCTTTGCATAAAGCAGATGCTTTACACGCAGCTCTGTGAGGATTGTTTGCACACGCAGGCCACTGTTGATCCCGAGGATGAAGAGTAATCTGTCTCTTGGCTTGTCGCGAAGTAACTTTTTGATCGCCTTGACGTGCTGTTCCTCTCGAATTGGTTCAACGCGCATATCTCCTCCTTGAATGTCCGTTTTCCTTTCCATGATGGTAAAATCATTCATACAAAACGGCACGACGGGGCATACCCATCGGAGAACCCTAGGTAACTCGCCAATATACTTTGATTTATGCAGGGTGTTGGATTGAATGTCCGTTTCTATGATAAAACGGACATTGGCATTCTATGATTTAATATCTCTTTCAAGACAGAGAATAATTCGGAAAGAGATCAGTGAGGTTACCGTTATTCCTAAGTTTTAAAAAGAAGAAGGCACCCATAAGAGTACCTTCCTCGTGAAACGTACTGCTACAGCGATTTTCGTATTACGACGATAATAGCTGCTTTTAGTACCTCCCTGAATATGTCTGACTGCATAGCGCCAACGACAAGCCCTAATGGGCCAGATAGTGCTAGTAGCATCAGGTAACCTCCTGGTTAAAGGTGTATTCATTGACTATTAATATCTGTATGTAGAGGATTATATCCTCGTCGTTTTACAGGGCATTGTCCTGATGCGACTGTCGCAATGCGTGTCAACGTAGTGCAGAGGCTGACAATCCGTCGCAGAGGTGTTAGGGAATGAGGAAGAAGAGGCTGCGAGTGGACGGCAGTGCCGTTAATGAAATCCAAAAACCAGACGTTGTCTTGTTATAGAAGGCAAAACATGGAAATTGCTTCAGGAATATGTAGATGAAATCCGTCAATGACAAACAAGATGTCGGAAATATATTCCAAAATCGTACTAAGTTTAAGGAGTATTATAATTATTTATGTAATTTTTCAAAAAACTCAGAATTTGACTCCATCGAGTATTTGAAGACTAAAGACGCGTCAAAGCTCTCCTACCTTCAACAGCATCTTGACTTCGACTATTTTGATATATCAATTGCTCTATCAATAGATTTTGTGAAAATTTTTTATCCGGTAAAATGTTTCAGCAGATCAACTGCAAAAGAAATTATTAAGAACCACTGTGCGAATGTTCATTATGTCAAAGATTCAAAGTCGATCTCTTATGGATACGTTGAGGTTAAAGGGGTTCAATATAAAGTTGTTTTTACTTTTGTTTCGTTTCAGGGCTTCTACAAGGGGCTGTCCATTCGACTGATCCACCCTTCTCCAGATTTAATTGAATACATTGAGAAAGTATTTGGATTGGTCTATGTGATTACATCTGTAGAGTATTCAATGGACCTTCGGAGCAATGACAATGAAAGACTTTTGAGCATCATTGCCTGTACTATGGTCCAGAAGTATTCCAGGAAGTCGTTGGCAAAAGTATATAACACTACTTATTATTGCAGTAACCCAAGAACAGCCGCAACACTTGGGTCGTATGTGTATCACAAAACTGTTGACGCCGATGACTTTGTTAGAATCGAGTGCCGTTATAAAAATCCATTCTTTAAGAAGAATAAAATAACGAAGATGAAAGATGCATGTTCTATTAGCCCCCAGGTAATAATTCAAAGTATTGATTTTAAGTTGTTCAATTTACGTCGATTTCTTAAGAAATTTCTTCGCATGATGTCCGTTACAGATGGTGACGACACTTCAAAAGCACGTACCTTTGAGGAATACTTCTTTGAAAATTTTAATGAACGGCAAAGCGGTGGCATTCTTTCTGTGGCAAAAATGCTCCAGCAGATGCTGAAAAATTGTCATACCTATTTCGACACATATCCATTTAAAGATTACTTGGAAAAGCTGATGACTGGCAAATCTTTTATGTAGCTTGTTTTTTATTATCTTTGTATCTCGGTTCTATTTGTTCAATTGCGAGCATATGTTGGCGTGGCTTGTCCATCGACATTGGATCACGATTTTAAAGATAATATTTTGATAAAGAAAATTAAGAACAGGTTTATGGTGTATTGATGCCGTACAAGACGATATGAAAAGCTTGATAGCTATTGCTTTGATGACGGCAAAGCAGTTTGTCTCGTTTGATGAATTTTCGCTGAGAGTTGAGGGGATATTTTCATATCCCAAAAAATGAAAACATGCCGAAGGACACCTATGCCCTGCGAATGGTCACACCCACCATTGCAGGCAGGTGTGACCGATTCCAGTTATAGCCCCTCCGAGCTTTCAGGTTCATGCGTTACAGTGGGTACCGCATCAATGATCCTGAGGAGAACGATCTTTTCGTTATCGATCTCGATTTCGAATTGGTCATTGGGCTCGTAGGTCGATCCGGGGAAGTCCAGCATGTTCCTGGTAAGGCGGACTTCGCCCTTGAAATTGACCATGGGCCTTTTCAGGTTTCGGACGTACAGGCCCGGCACCTCGTAGACCTTGCGGTCACGGGTGATGAGCTTCAAGACGTGCTGCCTGAGACTCTGCTTGCTGACCACACCGAGGGCCTGCTGAATTTCGTCAGCGGTTTTCCCGGCGTTGATCATGTCCCTGAGGACCTTCTCATCAAACTTCGATTCGAAGTGCTTCCGCTTGGAACCATCCTTGGGAGTATCGGCAGTTTTCTTGGACATAGAGATAACCTCCTGTGTTTATGGGGTAATATCTCTATCACTGGCTCCAAAAAGTCGGGATGTCAGGCAGTGACGGAACCGTTTGCGCAGGATGCTGCGCATTTGGTTGGCATTGCGCATAAAAAAAGGACCGGCTCGACACCGGTCCTTGGCATTGAAATCTGACCATTTTACTCGAACGTGATCCCCCTCAGCCGGTTGTCTTCGTTGATCCGCTCCTCCAACTCCATGAAGTAAAGGGCATTCACCAGACTCAGCGACATTGATTGGGTCTGTGCAGCGATGAGGTCATCCTGAACAAGGCCAAGCTTGGACTTGATGTGAGCCAGAAATGCATCCATGTACTTGTAGTCCTTGTAGTAGACAGCATTCCCAAGGTCGCTGAATTTTTCCTTATTGGGGAAGTAGATCAAGTTTTCCTTGTTCAAGAAGTTCACTTCGGGGTTATAGTACAGGGCGCGCCCCCTGCTCGCGTAATCATTCCACGTCACAGAGTCGCACGAGTAGGCAGGAACGTGGCTGATGAGGCTGGGGGTCGACATACCGAAGAGATGGACCCTGATCCTTTCCCTGTAGAGCTTGTCTACCGCCTCGAAGAGGACGCTGAGATCGGTCCGATCATCTCCCCGGCACTGACCAATGGCAACGAGCGGATATTTGGGCTTCTCGTTAATGAAGAAGTCGATCTCATGGTTGTGCAGATTATGGATGACCGGCACCGCCCTGACACCGGCAGCTTCAAGGTCGAGCAACCGCTGGAAGTTATGGTCGAATCCATCGGGAGTGAAGTCGTCGTCGAAACTGAACAGGAAGTCGTAATCGTTCTGGGTCAGCTTCGTGTAGTCCCTGTACTGCATGAAGAGCTTGTCACATTCAAGCGCGTGGGCCTCATGGCCAAGCTTTTTATTGTTCAGACTGAATGCACCGCAGTCCAGGATCAACCCGTTGATCATGTTCCTGTAGGTCTTGGTGTAGTCCTTGGGGTAATTGAGCCCATAGAAGGTGATAAGCACGTTGGGCTTCAACGCAGGGTTGATTTCGTGCAGCCGCTTGAGCACGGGGATGCTCAGAGAGGAAAGGAATATTTTCATGATGGATTGTCCTTGTGGTGGCCCCTCCGGGTGATCCCAGAGGGGCCTTGGTGGTCATTCAGGGTTAAGCAGCCTCGGTCTGCGCATCCTGGGGAAGTTCCAGCAACTGCTCGATGTAGACCTTGAGCTGGACCAACGCGTCCCGGTCGAACTTGCCCTCGAGCTTGGCAGTGTTAGAGGCAACGGGCTTCAGCGACTTGCAAAGGGTGCTCACCATCCGGTCGATATTCGGTCCCGTCAGAGAATCGTCGGGGCTGGTATCGGTGGAAGCCTTCTGGGTATCACCGGACGCCCCCGTCTCGGGTGAAGGAGTGTCAGTCCCCGCGATGAAGTTCTTGCGGTTCAACTCCTTGGCGATGATCTGGGTGAGAAGGTCCACCGGCTTCTGCGGGTCTTCCTCATACAGCTTCTTCAGGTGCTTGCGCTCTTCACTCGTCAGCGGGTCCTGCACACGAAGGAAGCTGATCATCACATCCAAAGGGAAGTCGACCTCGATACGGTTCAGCTTGCTCACCTCGATGACGGCATCAACATAGTTCTTGCGTTCGTCGTGGCTGGTGCCCATCTCAAGATTGAACGACCTCAGATAGTTGCTGAAGGGGTCGCTGCCCAGCGCATTCTTATCCGTGTCGCTCTTCGGGGAGTAGATGACGCCGAACTCAGCCAGGCGTTCGACCCCGTACTCAAAGTGGTTTTCCACTCCGGGAACAGCCGCCAGGCTCATATACTTCTCCCGGGTACGCTTTTTGAGGTTGGGGAGCTTGGCGGTGATCCACGTGATCCAGTCGCGGCTGTTCTGGTTGATGCGGATGGCCTGGAGCTTGAGAAGGCGCTTGCCCTGCATGAACGCGAAGTAGGCATTGACCGCGTTGGTTTTGGACATGACAAGGTTGAACACACCCTGGCACTCGTTGAAGTCTTTCAAGATCTCCTCGGTGTCCTTCAACTTATCGATCCGCCCCGAAAACATTTTGCTCATTTCCACAAGCGGCACGTTTTTTTGGGTTTCTTCAAGAGTGTCGTACCCGCCCATTCCGCCGGTGGCGCCGTAAAGTCCAGCGTAAGCAACATTACGGGCAAAATCCTCAACGCTTTCATTCATGTCCATGATGGAGTTGATGGCTTTGCCGACTTCGCCACCAAATCCGGAAGCTCCGGTTCCTCCAGTGAAACCGGCAGTGGAAGGAGGAGTAGGAGTAGACTTCTGCTCCGGGTACATCGGTCCGCCATGAAGCGGACCACGATTATTCGCGCTGTTACTCATAGTAGCCTCCAAGAAACACCCCGAGTTGGGGCTGGCGGAGCTTTGAAGTGCGGTCCCTGTGACCGCCCTCCATCGCGCCGTTCATGTTGGCTACGGTCTAATCAAGGCACGCGGGACGATGTGGACAAGAGGTCTAGACACCTTTTGTCTCTCATAAGATCAAAAAGATCAGATGGTTATCGTTCCGTTTTCGAAGGAAGCTTTGAGACGGGGCGGAAGAAAGGCGAAGGACGAGGTGGGAAGAACCTTAAAGGCTGAGGACGTCTTTTATCGAGGGGAGTTGCCTTCCATTTTGCTTGGTGCAAAGCGGATTCATCGTATTGATCTTGTTGCAGATCTTTTCGTAATATTCGAGAAGCCTCTGCTTTTTTTGAAGTAATGTGGCTATCTTGTCATTATATCTGTACTTTAACGGGATAGCTTGCTTGAGGAGCTTTTGAACAGTATCGAAATCAAGCGGGCTATTTTCATCTTCCTCATGGGCCTTGTCCCACATCCATAATAGAATGAGTCGTGTTATATCGGCGCTTACGATATTTTTTCCAGAAAGACAGAGTTTGTAAACCGCCTCCAGTGTTTCATCGCTTATCCGTTTGTTCGTAAAAATACTTTCCATGGTCGCATTGTATATCTTGACGGCATGAAGCTCACGCATAACTTGTTCAGGGTCTTTAAGCGCCTGCTTGTAGTTCAAGAGAATACCTGATGTCTTGTCCAGGTCAGCTATGTAATGATTTGGAGCCTCCTCATCGATGCTCATCGCCCATTTATAGTAAGAACGAAGCAAGGCATTGATATCAGAATGGTCTTTGCTCTCAAATGTGATAGGCTTACCCTTAAGAACGGCAGTGAGTGCTTCGTCAGTATCTAGCCCGATATAGCAGTTGCGGTACAATCTATGGAAACGCCTCCTCACTGCTTCAACCAAGAATGATAGCTTGTAGAAAGCAAGGCGAGCTTCCCTTCCGTATTTCTCCTCAAGATACAAGGCATAGGGATGGTTCTTCGGGTTGGGGTCTTCCATGTCAAAGGCGTCGGATTCGAATTTCTTGCAGCCCTCTTCAGACTCGATGACTTCAAGTTCGCCAAGCTCTTGGAAATAAGACCTATAGTATTCAATGGCATATGAGAATTTGCGGTAGGCGGGGTTCCTCCTCTGGTACTCCCAGAACCAGAAGGCAACGCTTTTGAGCCTGTGGGAGTCGAACCGAATGACTTTTTTCTCGTCGGACTTCTTGGCCATGGTCCCGAGGTAGCAAATCTCCCTTCGAGCGACAATCCAGGAGGATTCCAGGATAATCCCGCCACTGAAACCAGTTGCGCAGCATCCTGCGCAAAGAGTTCACGACGATCTCGGGCAGTGGCCCAGCTGGGGGATGCGAGAAACGGACATTGGGCCATATCTGCGATTTCCTGCGATTTTGTCCAAGGGGGGGCACCCAAACCCCAGGACCAGCCCCAAACCCCAGGAAGGGGGTGCCCCGCGCGAATCCAGGGGGGCGGAGAGGATGCCGGGCTGGTGGCATACAAGTTTTTTTCAGAATACCAGCATGATAAGCACGGTATGAAGGCTCCTGCCGTTCGTATTCGACCCGCATATCGAGAGCATCACGGATCAGCGTGCAAGCACCGTTTGCGGCACCACTCAAATTTCCATGCGTTACCACTTTGCCCATGAACTCTGAAGGCTGGTGCTCGAAAAACCGGGGTTAGAGATTTGAGTTTGCCACTTCCTCAGGGGATTCGGTCTGAAGATCATGATCTGTCACCACTTTGTTTCGAATGGAATCGCGGCTATTTCATCTGAAAATGGTATGAAATTGCTGCGTGGCAAGAGAAACCTGGGTCGATCTCTTTGCTCCGCATTGCTTGTTAAATCAGTGTGATGGTAAACACTCAAGGAGCTTGGCAGGCTAAGACAGGTTGGCGCGTGAGAATCATAGAAAGACAAGGTGACAAGAGGGGCAGGGTAATTTCCCGACCCTCCGTATCTCACTCAGGCAGAAGCCGCGTCTCTCCTGGGCCTGGGATCAGGCAGGATGTCACCCGAAAAGAGAGCCCAGGGACGGGTCTTTGAGAGCTTGCTTCCCTTGGTCAGCAGGCGGGGACCTGGGCCAGCTTCAGCGTCATCAGTACCCGGTTGACGGTGGCAAGAGAGAAGTCGTCAGCCAGCAAAGGTCTTATCTCGTGCAGCGCGAAAGTCAGTTTCGAGGGATCGGTCGACCGCAGGGCCATGATGAGTCGGTCGATTTTGTTCTTCGAGAAGTCCTCGGAAAGCAGGCCCCTGATGTCGTTGATTTCGAACATGTTGTTATCGCTACGATCCGTGTTCATGATTTCCTCCGGAGGAATCGGTTATCCAGTGATCAACTGCAATGCCATCTTCGGCATCGAATTGGCTTGGGTCAGCATCGCCGTCGCAGCCTGGGTCAATATTTGCTCACGGACAAAAGAGGTCATTTCCTGCGCGACATCGGTGTCGGATATTTGCGATTCGGCAGCCTGAAGATTCTCGGATTGGATTTGTAAGTTCGAAATGGTGTTCTCAAGGCGGTTCTGCGTTGCTCCGAGGTCTGCGCGGATATTATCCTTGTAAAGCATCGCCTGATCGACTTGGGTCAAAGCCTTTTGCGCACCATCCTGCGTTTGTATATCGACGATCTGCATCCCGTTGACGGTCGAATAGTTGACGTCCGTCATGCTGTCCCAGGAAACGTTCATGGCGAACGTCGCGCTGCCAACACTGAAAAGCAGCAAGTCTTCCGTCACCTCGTCGATGTGGACATAGTCGATGCCGTACCCTGGATCGACTTCGTTATTATTGTGGACGCTGTCATTCCAGTTCCCATCACCGCCGGATGAAATGCTCATCCCGTTGAAGGAGGTTGTCGCTGTCCCCGAGTCTGGAGAATACGTTCCACCTGTGTTTATGTGGGAACTGTCATATGTCGCACCAGGGAGAAAGCCGTTGCTCTCGGTGATGAACGCTGAATTGACGTTGCTCAGGTTGATTCCGTTTGCGCTCCAGACATAGTCGTTGCTGTTCGGATCGGTCGTGGCAGGATCATTTCCGACAGGATATCCAGCCAAGTGATCGCCATTTCTTGTGAATATCGCAATATCGTCATCCCAGCTCAATGCGGGAATATGGCCTCCATGCGAATCCAGTTGAATGGTCACGTTCTTGGCACCCTTGGGAATATACGCATAGGGAATGACTCCTGAGGTCATCCCCGTGGCCCAAACACCATTTTCAACACGCTCGTTGATTCGTTCTATACTGCTGGGCATGGTTGTCCCAAGGGTCAGTCCTTCCAGGCCAGCATTTGCAATATTTACGTAGTAATAATCTTCAGCGGAATCGTTGCCTGTTCCGAAGTGGATTTTTGCTGCTCCGGTGGAGTTCAGGCCAGAGCCGTCATGGGTTCCTTGGAGGCTCCCATCCAGCAGCTTGATTCCATTGAAGTCCGTCGCCTTGGATATCCTTTCAATCTCAAGGGCCATCGCTTGAAATTCACTGTTGATGATGATTCTCTGGTCTGAGCTGTAGGTTCCTGTCGCAGCTTGCTCGGCAAGTTCCTTCATCCGAACCAGTTTTTCATCGATGATTTGCAGGGCACCGTCAGCGGTCTGGATCATGGAGATGGCATCGTTGGCATTCCTGATCCCCTGGTTCAGGGTCGAGATGTCGGACCGCATCAACTCACGGACAGCCAGCCCGGCGGCGTCATCGGCGGACGAGTTGATCCTGAGCCCGGACGACAGCCGCTGCGTCGACGTGCTCAACGACCCGTAATGGTCCGACAGATTTCTGGCGACGTTCTGTGCCATCAGATTGTGGTTTATGGTCAATGCCATAGGCGGCATCTCCTTCCCGGTCACGTCCGCGACTTTCCGTGATCCACCGGGAATTGTTTTCCGGCGACCCGCAGCCGCACCACCCGCATCCACAGTTTAGGCGGAAGATTTGGTAAAATTTAAAGTTAACTTGCTATCTACTAGCAATATACATACCTAACTTGCTTATACGAAACGAGAACTAGCCCTAGACTCTCCCGAAAAGGATGGTCCCATGGGCGAAATTCTTAAGGTTTTTGGGAAACGCCTCCGCTCTCTGCGACGGGCCAAGGACCTGACCCAGGAGCAGGTGGCTGAACGTGCGGGGCTTTCGCTCCAAAGCGTTGGCGAAATCGAACGGGGCAGGGGGAATCCGACCTTGGTGAACATCGAAAGGCTGTCCGCCGCGCTCGGGGAAGATTTGACGACCCTCTTCGACCTGGGTGACGTGAAGCTGTCCAAGGAACAGGCGCAGCAAGAGCTTTTGGAGCTCCTGAACCGGGCCACCGAAGAGCAGGTCCGGGCCATCCTGACGATGGTCAGGGTGTTGATTCTCAAATGACGAGGGATCGTCGGCGTCAACATTCAGTCGTCTTCGGGGAGCATGATGGTGAGGACGGGCTCCCCTTCGTCGCCGGGACCGATGTGGACGATGACCTCCACGGTCTCTTTGCGTCCTGGAGCCATCAGGAAGTCGACCTTGAAGGTGACACGGTCCGTGTTGATGGTCCTGCGGGCAGCGAACAGCGCCAGAACCATGAGATCATGGACCCGACCCGTTACGGATTGACCCTCACCTTCCAATCCTGCCGGTGGCTCGACATACCCTTGATAGAGCGTGGCAGTGACGACGGTGGGGAGCCTGAACCCGATAGCTTTTGCTTGCTCGGTGACGTCGACGAGCACGCCATCTTCAATTGCTTGAGCCCTTGAGTAGGAGTAGATGACGTTCCAGTCTTTATTGGCAGTCATCATCGTTCTCCTGCTCTTGAATGTTCAAGATGGTATCAAGTCTACGACGAAAATTACGACACAGTTCAAGTCCGATCTCACCATAGGCACGGGGCAATTCTCCAGAAGACTCTGGAGAAGTCTTGTCCATAATCTTGAAGAGTTGCTCGATAGGACGAAATACGGTGATTATCTCGTCCTTGAGCGTGAGAGTGTCCGGGTATTGTTGCGACAT